TGCTCGAATAACATAAGAAAATTCTTGATAATAATAATTATCTTGAAGTTTTTTATCCCAACTTAAAAACCCCTTAGTGTCAATATATCTTCCCGATAATTGTGTTGAACTGTTCATTATAAAATTAGCATTTGGTGCGTATAATCCCTTACGACGAAGGCCACGAGTCATACCATTTACATCGAGTGAAGTATCTGTGGTATTAGCAGAACTTCTTGTTGTATTCGTTATGATTGACACGTCATTTTTTAAAAATGATGAATCTGAGATATTTACAGGAATTTGAGTGACTGCTCCAAATGCGGTATTTGCAACGATGACTGCATTTTGACCTTTTATACCACCAGAACCATCAGATATTCCCGCAGAAGCAACGTCAAGATCGGTGACTGTCACTGTTGGTTTTGATGAATATCCATGTCCTACAGAAAGTAAAGAAATTGTATTGATTGATCCTGTTGTAAGAGATGCAAAAGTTAGAGCCGATGATAAAGTTGAACTTATGTTAGCAGAAGCTAACGCTGCTCTGATGGTAGATGTGTTCGCCCCTAAACTTGTAAATGTTGATCCAGTGTTTAACACAACAAGCCTCATAGGATTTATAATATCTTGATTTATAGTTAAGCTTTGTGTGTTGGAAAGATTCAAAATTTTAAATTGTGCTGGTTTGGTAAAACCCCCACCCGATATTGATATCGTAGAATTAGATACACGGTATCCCGATCCACCTTTTACAATTCTAAATGTCATTGCAGTTTGATCTGATGTTGATGATATAGTTCCGTTCGCTGTTCCTCCAGAAGTTCCAGCTATACTTACTATATCACTTGCTCTATGAAACGCTCCACCATCAATAATATTTAATGAAGACAATTGTCCTATTAAATTTGACGAAGTTATAGAATTGCCTGAGCCATCTGTTATTGTTTCGTTATCACCAAAAGTTCCTGTAACACTTTCTACTCGTAACTGTATAAGTTCGACACCAAGTGATAATATTTTAAGAACTTCTTGTACACGACCTCTAGCACCTGATGTCGATCCTGTAACTTGTCTTCCATCCATCAAAAGTGGATTACCAGCGAGCCGCGTGCCACGAATAACTGTTTCTCTAGTCCAACGACCATCTGAGGCACGAAGAATATCATCGCCTGGATACTCAAAATCGATTTCAGTATCAAACAATATACGAAATAGAAATCTATATGATTCCTGTGAGCCGCGCGATCTATAAAACTGTCTAATGTGTTTTGCGAGCAACCTTTTATCTGACAAAACACTTTTAGGAATGTTTGTCATAAATTCGCGATGAAAATATTCTACGAATTCATCCAGAGTTCTATCGATATCTTGATAATCAAACAATCCGCGAGAAGCATCTATTGTTTTTTTAGATTGTTCTAAATGTTCGAAATAAGCCTTTAGAAAAGCGATAAATCTAGGCGCATCCTCTCTTAAAAATCCAGGAAATTGAGATTCTATTTGAGAGGATAATTTACGATATATTTCTTCCGCGCCTACGATAGCCATGTTAGTACGATGATGCTAAATTTGTTATAACTGTTTCATATGTAGTATCGCTACCTTGTGTAGCAACTGTGCTTATTTTAGCACTAACAACTTGTGTCGTCGCCTCTGTTACAGTCACTGTTGTATCTGCCAATAACAATAATTGATTGCGCAAAGGCACTATATTGGGTAATACTGGTTTTGCATAAACCGATATACTATTGCCTACAAATGCGCTGGGTAAAAAGTTTTTCAGAACAATAATACCGTTCGTATAACTTATAGTTCCTGCATCACTATCAAGATATACATTCGAAGTGCCATCAACATAATAAATCCGTATTATACCATCCTTGTCATCAAAAAATGCAGTTTTTCCCTGAAATGTAAATGAAGAAGAACGTACAGCATTGGAAACTAGTTTATTGTTATAGTTTAAAGTATAAGAATTTCGTGTCACTATTGATGGGACGAATCGTTTTTGTATTTCGATTACAGCACTGGTTCCTACAATTCCTTTTTGATCCGCTTCATCTAGAAAACTCAAAAACTTTGAGAAATAAAAGTTTTTACCAAATCTATCAAATGTGTTACTTTCAAACGTGATAACACGATTGGCCACTAGATTTCCTATTTCAGACGCAGTTTTAGATGTTGCCGTAGAATCATACTGAACTGTTATTGTAGGCGTAACATACAAATAAGTTGGATCAACAAACTCTAAATCCACAGATTGAACATTGTATTTTTTAATTGCAGTTTTTATTTGTTCTTTCGTTTGACTTGAAACGAATGTTCCCTCATACGGTTTCATAGCAGCATACACTTTACCATAGATTGGTGGTTCATTATCTTCGCCACCCCAAACAGAAACTGCCTGAATATCTTTTCGTTCACGAAGAATGATTCTTTCATAATCGCTTGTTGTAACTGCTCTATTCTGTGTTTCATACATTCTAGGCGCGTTGAATCTAACTGATTCTATATTTTCTTGATCAGCACCACCTGAGGCACGAGAATTTATTTTTAGAGTAAATGGACTTACACCACCAACACTACCAACCGCAGTAAAATTATTAGCTCCATTACCACGAGTAGCATTACACACACGATATGAAATCGCAACCGTGCTGTTGTAAGGTGGGCGCTGTCCTAAAACATTATCACCAAAACTCACTCTATATTTAAAATCTCTATCGGCTTCAAGATAAAATATATTAGAGGATGAATTAACAGTTAGAATATCATCAATCTTAACATAGTTTTCCGTATTGCCTGAACTCGTAACGGACACAGAAATGCTTCTACTATCCACATTAGCATTTGGTAAAACAAACGAAGTGTTGGAAGTTGAGAATCCGAATCTATGTGTTATTGGGAATCCCTCAGTTAATTCTATATCTCCTCTAAATCCATTGGTTGAATTTGCAACAATGACATAAGATTTTGGAGTTACGAAAGTGTATGATATACTGTTTATTGTAGAAGTAAATTGTGTATTTTTGGCAATAGTGATAGTAGTGAAAGAGGAATTTGATACGGCAGTAGTATATGTAATTCGTACATTAGCTGTTGCTCCACGAGCAGATACTGGAGTGTAATCTACCAATTTAGCACGTGAAACTACGCTATCATAAAACTGCGCTGTATCAATAAATGATTCCGTAGCTGCCATATTTGTATAAAACGCATTATAGTATGTGTTATATGCCAATAAATCTAATAAAGTTCCCAACGCCGAATCTTGGAAATCATAATCTGTAAAATCTGGTTTCGCTGCTATAAAATCACGAAGATTAGCTCGTATTTGATCATAATTTAACCCTGCTACTATAAGTGTTGTATTTGCTGCCATTAGTGAAACCTATCTTACCCTTTGAAGATCTATGTTTAGAGTTACAGGCACTCTATTATTCAATGCACGGAAAATAATTGATATTGTCAACATATTTCTATCTGGATCTCCACCAAATCTAACATCTAAAAGTTGAACTCTGGGTTCAAAATTATCTATGGCGATTTCAATTGCACGTCTAAGATCAGATTCTGTCATAGCGGAGTAGTTTTCAAACAACATATTTCGAACACCAGACCCAAATATTGGCTCATATGGCCTTTCAAAAAACGAAGTTAATATAAGATTTTTTAAAGCTTGCTTTACAGATTCTGCATTTTTCTTAATTATAAGTTTGCCAGTTACAGGATGTGCAATAAATCTAATATCAAAATCTTTATAAATGACTTCTTTTAGAACTGCGGGCATAGTGTCCTCAATGATACTTTCGTCTATTTATTATAAAAATAATGCTTGACAATTATAAAAAGCGTGATATAATAAACATTGTGTTTCGCGAATATTCATAATAATTCAATTATATACTCTCCTCTTTCGGTATTTCGGAATTTACCTCTTCAATTGAACCAGAAGATAGATTACGATCTCTAGTGCGGCCAGCCATGGTTATCAATAATCTCTTTTCATTCGCGAATTTGGTTATTAATTCATCAGCATCAGTGCCGCTTTTTCTACCAGTTCTATTCATTGAATCAGTTAGCGCGATTAGATCTTGTACACTTTCTCTAATTTTATTCTCCATCGATGATCGTATATTTTCTAGTTTATCCGTTGGGAATATATCACTTTTTAGAGATTCTTCTGTAATATTATCAAAAGTTTTTTTGTCGAGATCGGTCATCACTTTTATTCGCGTTTCTAAATCTGGAACTTCAGCTTTTTCTACTTCTGTATATTCCGATAAAGTTTCTACAGCTTTTGTAGGTTTTATCTCAGGTAAAGCTTTTAAAATTTCTTGACCATTTATGATCTTTATATTTGGTATATCTTGTGCAATAGAAAAACTGGCGCTGCTAAACTTAGATACGAGAGAATCCATATCAGTCGATGGGTATTTTGAAGCTATAGCTTGTATTTCACTTGCAAATCCCGCTGGATTAGTAGATGACAGCTTAAGAGCATTAAAAATATCTCCTTGTAAACTTGAAGTTGGTATTTCTATATCTGCCAACATAGTACCAAATTGTGATTTTAGAGTATTTAGATTGGGCTCTAATTGTGATTTTATAGAAGATATACTACTTGCAATACCATCGGTTGCGGAAGATAAGGAATTGACTTTATTGATAAGTTCATTTTCTGTGGAATTAAACTTTTCAATAAGTGGATTTAATCCAGGAAAAGTTAGATTATTAGTTAATGTTTCAACTGATGGTGTTGGAATAGAAACGTTAATAGCCATTTATATGGTCCCCGCTAAAGAGGCTGTTGGAATAACTGTGCAATCTGTGTCAGATGGGCGAACAGGATCAGAAGGACAACTATAATCTGTACCAGCATCATGCCTACGATATACGTCTTTGCCAAAATGTCTTTTATAATCATTATCATATCTTACATTAAATATGTTATTATAGTCATATTTTGAAACACCTGTTACAGATACATCTAATGTAGATGCATATGTAACTTTAGCAGCACTTGCCACATGAAAATCTAAAGTTGATCCAAATGTAAATTTAGCAGCCGTTGTTGATTTCAATGAGAATTTAGAACCAGAGGCGATAGACATATCACTGCCTGTTGCTATATTGAACGAACCCACAGAAATATTGTGACACTTGCCGCTGGTAACTACTGTTCGATCGTCTGATGCAGTTGAATTATATTTTTTCTTGACTGTTTCGTTAAATGTGCCATTTACTTTTAGATCTTCATCTTGACCCACAATGGAATTTCTATTTCCATCGATTTTAATTGTTTCATTTGAAGCTATATTTGTAGCGCGTGATCCAGACAATTCAATATAATCTGTACCACCACCTGTATTTTTACCACCTATTTTTGTATATCTGTTGCCGTGAACCGTAAGATGATAATCTCCAACAACTTCTTGTATATAATCGCCCTCAACTAATAATCTAGCATCACCTTTTATTGTAACATTGCAATCACCATTAATTAGAACGTTATCGTCTTGGAGATATATTTCATAATTTTTTCCTACGACTTTAGTAACTTTAGAACCATCTGGCTGAATTTCATAAAATGTCCCTGTTTTATGATATTCGTGGATTCTCTCACCACCAGCAGTATCATCCACTTCAAATGCGTGTCCGCTTTCGGTTTTTATAACATGATTTAATGGATAAGTTGAGGTTGAATCTCCTCGTTGAGCAGGTTCTTCCCACTCTACTGATTTTTTTGTTTTGCCTTGTGAAACAGTGGGAAGACTATAAACACTAGCAGTGGAAACTTTTTTTACTATTGTTTCACTTTTATCTTTAGATACTTTATCTTCTTTCCAAAATTTATTGGATAACTTTGGCGCATCTGGCACGTTTAGAGCGAGAGGGCCAATGCCAGTCGGATCTTTGAAACCACTAAATCCATCTCCAGCTTCAACCGAAATACCAGTTAATACGCCAAGAACCATTGGCATTTGTGCGTTTTTACCGTCTATGAAGAATCCAAAAACAGTTGAGCCTTCAATCAATCCCGTTGGTGATTCACCAATACCACCAAGACTCGCCGAAGTCACGGGCATCAAAACTTGTGCCCATGGCAAATCTTCTTTGTTTAGTTTACCAGTTTCTGATGTATGCCAATTATAACAACGCACACGCACACGACCTGTGCATAAAGGATCCATGCGATCCTCTATAACTCCAAAGAACCAAACAAAACCACCAAGACCTAAACTTTCATCTGCAGTACGAATAGCCATTATGTCACCTTTTCTGGATAATTTTTTCTCATTGCTTCTACAACTGTAGCATAAGTGCCATCTGTAACATCTATTTTATGTGCTACAGCAGTAGCAATATATTTACCTGTAATAAGTGGATCATTCACACGCTTGTCACTAATAGTGTCAGACGCACGAGGAATAATCAAATTCATAGTTTGTCCCACAATAATATTTGGATTAGAGGGAATTGAAAAATGTATTCTCGTACTGCCAAATTGCATAAGTGTAGATGATTCTCTTGTTATAAAATCTTGTCTACGTCTAAATGTGTTTTGTGTTTCATTATCTTCATTGATAATATAATCTGTAGCTGATCTATGTGAATTAGTTACAATATATTTATTTACAGTAGGCGTATTGAAATAACTTTTGAAAGTTTTATTAGAAATAGTTTTGCGATTATTTTTGCTAAATTTTTCTTTTGTAGAGTCATGTGATGTGTTTTTAAAAGTTTTAGTAAGAGGATCAAATGAGTTTACACTAGTATTAAATTGACCACCAACTTGACCGTGTATAAGATTGAATGAATTATTTAATTCCAAAAATGAAATATTATTTTGCAATTTATTTGACTCTCCAGGAGTCGATTCAGAAGATTTAATTTCATCATATGTAAATCTGTGAGATGGGTCTTTTGCATATAACCCATCTAGTGATTCAAAATGATATCCTTCCATTGTTTCATAAAATAAATATATTGAAGATGGATTATCGATAGATTCTGCTTCTCGACATAGTTGTTTTATAAAAGCGTTTACATTTAAACGAGTAGCAACAATATGTTGTATTCCTTTAGTTTTTTCATTAGATATTAATTTTTTGCCACTTATTGGTGTTAAAAATTCAGTTACAATATCTTGAATTATTTCATGCACTGGCTTTTTATATGATCGATCTACGGAAGTTGTTGCGTCCAGTAAACTTTCTTTTGTTGTTAAATTTAATGTGTATGCCTCTAAATCATTTTTTATTTTCGTTCTAGTCGATATTTTGAAAACGATTAAATTCCTGTTCAATGATCTAGATGTTGAATCATAATCTGAAATATTCATAGAAATTTCTTCACCACCAACAATAGGTAAAGTTGTAAGTATTGATGTGCCATCTAACACGTTTATATTGCCTGTTATATTAGGAGAAAATAAATCTTCGTATACAAATATTTCTGATGCAGCAGGAGAAATATTTACTATATTGTTTACTGCTGCTGATCTAATCGTAAGGGCTTTTATATTCGCTTTACCTATTTTATAATTTATTGTCATTGATCAAAAATATCCCTAAAATCTTGCATAATATTGGGGATGAACACTTTATCTAATATTTTTATATTTCTTTTGCGATTATTTTCATTCTCTTCAAAAGTAAAATTATCCACACTACGTCTACGAGAAGGTGCTAACGAAGTATATGTTGCAAAATCTACTTGAATTGATCTTTCGGGAATAACAATTATTTCGTTATCATATGATGGCACATATTCTTGTCTTAACTGTAGAATTTGTTCATAATGATGATTTTGTGCTTGTGCCGAAGAAACACTACCATATTTCTGACGAATATAATCTTCAAATTGTTTTTGATTTAATGGCCATTGAAAATATGGGTCAAATAAATTATTTGTTATAAAAAATAACCAATCTAATCTACTATCTTCATAGTATTTGTGTGCCATAATATCTGGTCGATCCGAATCTTTTATTTCATATTCATAAAAAATTAAACTGTTATTTTTAGTCACTTCATTCAACTTAAATCTGCGTGTTATATCTATGGCCAAACTCGGAGCGTTTTGACCAGTAGGATCATATAAAACAAGTGGATATGGTGTGAAAAAATGTGACATTATCGATTAAATTCCTGTATATTCTCTTTAGTAACAATTTCTGTTTCTTTAAAAGTCAAAGATAATCTAGTGGCTGTTGGTAGTGGGTTTTCGTCTTCAGGACTATTTCTTGCATAAGATGGGATTCCTGCTGGATGATATTCAACGTCAATTGAAGTTAAGACGGATGGACCTATAGTAAACAGTGAGTCTTTGTATCGATATTCTATATTAAAATAATCTGGATATTTGAAAAAGTGTTTGCCAAGAGACAAATTTTTACCTGCATCTCGGCCGCCAAGCACCGCCGCTAGAGAGACGGGCCCTGTTTTTAACTCGGCACCAAAACTGGGTGATGCTGCGAGTTTAAATTGGCGGATTATATCTTGTAGTCGTTTAGATTCAGGAAAACTTTGTGGTATGAACTCATATTTAAACGAGTGATCTCTGAATCCAACGCTTTCAAATAAAACCACTTTATGTGGATTTCTAGCAATACCAAATTGTGCAGCTCCAGCGGATCCGAGCGTACCGAGCTCGCCCACAACCGCCGAAAGGCCCGCACCCACCAGCGGCGAATCGCCGCCTTCTATGAATGCGGCCGTGGCCTTCATCGTCGCCGCGCCGATGGCCCCTGCAAGCGCGCTCTTGGCCAAGCCGCCGCCCTTGAGCATGCCCACTGCCGCGCCAATCGCCGCGCCCGCGCCCACCACCCCGATATCCTCAAGGGTTTTTGAATCCCCACCAAGCGCGTCCACGATAGTTTTCTGAACAGCGCCCAATTCCTGATCAGCATAACTAATATTATAAGCGACACCCAAATTACCAGGAACAGGTAATCTTATTGTACATATATCTCTTAGTTTAGAGGATGTCGATCGATCTAATTGTGTTGTTTCAAATGCTCTAAAAGTAACGTAGTGACCAATAGCATTCAACTCAAAAGGAAACTCAAGAAGCGGGCCGCCGCCTGAGCCTATCCCCACACGTTGAGCGCGAGCGGCATCGCTTGAATCTTCCAACCTACTTAGTGGATCGCTCACGCCCCTACTAGGCATTCCAATATCTGGCATGTTTACTCCTATAAAATTAGATTATTATTATTTATAGTAAATATATAAAGATATGAAATACTATAAAGGTAAATTCAAACCAATCAATCCAGCGAAATACAAAGGCGATTCCACCAATATCATATACAGATCAATGTGGGAATTTCGCGTCATGAGGTATTTTGATTCAAATCAAAATGTCATTCAGTGGTCTAGTGAAGAAATAGCAATACCGTATAAATCCCCTATAGATGGAAAATGGCATAGATATTTTCCAGATTTTGTTATAAAAGTAAAAGACAAAAACAATAACATCAAAGTTTTTGTTGTAGAAGTAAAACCAGAAAATCAAACTAAACCACCAAAAGTGAAGACAAAAATTACCAAGAAGTATATAACTGAAGTCGCTACATGGGGTATAAATAGTAGTAAATTTAAAGCAGCAGATGAATATTGTAAAGATCGTGGATGGTCTTTTCAGATTCTAACAGAAAGAACTCTTGGTATAAAATAAATGGTAGCATATATCTTTGAACCAATTTTACAGCGAGGGACAAATTCTGGCTATATGCCTAGTATTGAACAGGCTTCTCGAAATTGGTTTAGACAACAAGCTATAAAAGTAACGTCTGCTAATCCAACTAGAATGTTGAGTGCAGATAGACAAAGACTCAGTCGAGTTCCTATGATAGGGTCAATATATTTATTTGCATATGATCCTAAGTTAAAAAAGACTTTACCTTATTATGATAGATTTCCACTTGTTATTCCTATAGGTTCTACACAAACTAAAGGTCGTGCTTCATATCAAGGTGGTGGATTTCTTGGCTTAAATTTACACTATCTTCCACTTAGACTTCGCGCTAGACTTATGGATCAACTTTATAACTATATTACAGATAAAGAATTAACAGAAGATACAAGAATTGCTGTTTCATATAAACTTTTAAATCGTGTTGCAAATTTAAAATTTTTTAAACCTTGTGTAAAACATTATTTGTTTTCAAATTTAAAATCACAATTTTTTTATATTCAACCTAAAGAATGGGAAATGGCTTTATTTTTACCTTTGGATAGATTCGCTAAATCAAACAGAAATGTTGTCTGGAAAGAAAGTAGGGAGAAAATCATCTAATGCCTATTGCAAATATTTTAAACAGTGTGTTTAGTAGACCAAAAACAACAAGTAAAGGTAGTTTTGGATTGAATGAGTTCTCTGCTGAATTAGGTAAAAGTGGGTTTGCTCGAACATCTTATTTTACAGTCATGATAACTCCGCCAAGTAAACTTTTAGAAATAGATTCAAAAGTAAAAGACGGATTTGGAAAACCCATGTCTTTGCGCATCGAACAAGCCGAATTGCCAGCACGCGCGCCATTGTATCTTCAACAAAGATATTATGGCCCTCTTCGTAATATTCCATATGGCTACAATTCACAACAACTCACATTAACAATTATTTTAAGCGAAGACATGCGTGAGCGTAATTTTTTTCTCAGATGGCAAGATTTGCTTTTAGGACAAAGTCGTCTTGATGAACCATCAGCCAGAAATATACCTGGCCTTTTTGATGTAGGATATTATGATACTGCAACCAAAGATTCGGATGTGACTTTGAGTGTTTATGCTACGAGCCCTAATTTCCAAACAAAATCAAAACCAGCTAGTTCATTATTTGACGAACTATCTGGTGTAGCACAAGCGGTTGGTTTTGATCCTACGGTTGTAACTGATCCATTTGGATTGAATATATTTGGCGGAGGTAAAGATAGAGATGTGGAATCTTGTTATAAAATCAAACTGATTGAACCATTTCCTGCGGAAATAAACGCAATACCTATGAGTTGGGCGGAGGATGGATATGGTAGAT